GACTGGAAGCACGTCACTGTATGCCGATACCGCCTACGGTTATTCGGGTGGCAACGGCGCAAGCGGCGACACTGGCGCAGGCGGCGGCGGCGGTGCAGGCGGCGCAGGCGCAACCGTCACTGGCTCAACGGGTGCTGCAGGCGGCGCAGGACTAGAACGCAACACCTTTATCGGTGGTTCGTCATTACTACGAGCAGGCGGTGGCGGCGGCGGTGGTAGCACCGGCGGTAGCGGCACAGACGGCGGTGCAAACGGCGGCAGTAGTTCCGCGAGCGGTTCTAGCGCATCAGTCAACACAGGTGGCGGCGGCGGCGGTGCTGGTCAGGCCAACGGCGGGGCTGCTACTGCTGGCGGCAACGGCGGTTCAGGCATCGTGTACGTCCGTTTCAGGAGTTAGAACATGGCTCACTTCGCACGCATAGAAGGCAACACCGTTCAACAGGTAATTGTCATCGCCAACGACGACTGTGGCGGCGGCGACTTCCCTGCGTCAGAAGCCGCAGGTCAGGCGTTCATCGCATCACTAGGTCTCGCAGGTGAATGGAAACAGACAAGTTATTCGGCAAGTTTCCGTGGCAAGTACGCTGGTATCGGTGACCGCTACGACGCAGAACTAGACGAGTTCGTCACACCAGCCGTCGAACCGACGGAATAATGTGCGCCGCAGCCTACGCTGGCTAATCTTCACACCAGCCGCACTCCTCGCCCTCACCACCCCAGCCCAAGCCCAGAACTACATCACCTGGACCTGCAACAACGGGCAAACCACATGGACAATGCAACAGCCATACGCCGACTTCCAGGCTGGCTTGCGGCCCGTGTGGGCTGACTGCCTCAACTGGCAGAACGGCACACCAACCAACTACGTGTGGTCATACGGCGCATCCGTAACCACCACAACGCAAGCTGCGACAACTACCACCGAGGCACCGGCAACCACCACGATCCCGACTACGACTGTGCCTCCGACGACTACAACTGAGCCGCCAACCACCACAACTGAGCCACCAACCACCACGACTGAACCGCCAACCACCACAACCGAGGCACCCACCACCACCACCACGACTACTACGACTACGACGGTCTACGTGCCGCCAGCAACCACCACCACAACCACCACTACAACCACGACCACTACGACCACCACTACAACCACGACCACTACGACCACCACTACAACCACGACCACTACGACTACAACAACCACGACGACGACTACAACCCTGCCGCCGACAACAACTACAGAAGCACCAACAACCACCGTCGAACAAACGACGACAACTCAAACCCCGACTACGACCGTTCCTCCGACGACGACAACGCTTCCCCCGACAACAACCGTTCCTGAGACAACAACGACCGAACCTCCAACGACGACGAGCAGCAGCACGACCCTTCCTCGCACAACGGTTCCTCCGACAACAACCACCCCAGAAACAACAACCACCCAAACGACACCACAAACAACAACCCCACCGCCAACCACCCAGCCAGAAACAACTTCACCACCACAGGTTACCTCTAGCGCCGCACCAGAACAGATAGTCGCCGCCATCCAAGAACTAGACCCAGACCAAGCCGAAGAAATCTTCGCCCAACTCGACGTAACCACCCTCGACGAAGAACAAGAAGCCGCCCTCATTGAAGCCGTACAAGCCGCCCCACAGCAAGTCAGGGAAGCGTTCGAAGAACAGGTGGACATCTACAAAGAAGGACTGGATGACTACGTTCCAGTCGGCTCGAACATCCCCGTCGGGCAACGCAGAACCATCGTCGCCATCGGTGCGGTAGTCACCGCGGCAGGCGCATCAACTAGGATGCGGCGATAATGAAGAAGTTCCTGTCTTACATCGCTGACCAAACCTGGACCCTCGCAGGCACAGGACTCGTCTTGATTACCCTCTCAGGTCCCACGCTGCGTCAAGCACTCTGGCTCACAGGCGTAGCCCTCGTGTTACACTCAGTCCTGACCTTCACAGGGGGGAAAGATGACTGACATCATGCTCAAAGCCAACGCAACCGTAGCCAAGTTCCTTGACCTCGGACAACGCCTGTTCTCCCTGTTCCTCGCCAACGCCCTACCCGCCGTCACCGGCGGTGCCGTGATCGGCGTGTCGGTCGCCAAGTCCGCCCTCCTCGCAGGATTCATGGCCGTCGTACAAGTCATCCAAAAGCTTGCCGCCGCATCCACCGACGGCGAGTTGACCAAAGAGGAAATCCAAGAAGCTTTCGGGAAGAAGTAATGCCCGACAAGTATCCGGTAGTCAAAGTCCAGCTATGTACCCACCTGAAAGGGGTCAAACCAGGTGAACTCGATCCGTCACTTCTTCGCGGCATTGAAGGCAAAGGCAAACTCCACCATTGTGCGGCTGACGCATACGAAGCGATGGATGCAGCAGCCAACGCCGAAGGAATCGACCTCTCCCCAACCAGCCAAGCCGACACGTACCGTTCGCTCGAAACCCAAGAGTACGGCTTCTACCAAAGGTACACGGACAAACCAGGGAAGAAACTCCTCAAGCAAACGCCGCGCATCTACAAAGGGAAAGTCTGGTACCTCAAAAAAGGGTTAGCGCCAATGGCGGTCCCAGGTACGAGCAACCACAACCTCGGCATCGCCATCGACATCGCCCACGCCTCAGGCAAACGCTTGGAGTGGCTGCTCAAACACGCACAGTCATTCGGCTTCTCATGGGAAGTCCAATCTGAGCCGTGGCATCTGCGCTACGTCACCGGCGACAACGTGCCCACCCGCGTCAAAGAGTGGCTCGCGAACAAGCCGACTGAGGCGTAATGGATGGGGGCTGGGCGCTCGTCTTGGCTGCCGTAGTCACGGCAGTCGGAGGCGTAATCGTCGGAGTCCTTCAGCAGTTCAAGAAAGAAAACCACGACGACCACGCCTACGTGCGCGGGGTCCTCACCATGCTCTACAAGTCCCAGAACCGTATCGAAACGAAGGTTGACAAGGTTGACGAACGGCTCACCCGCCACCTAGATTCTCATTCCTCGGAGGGGATGCTTGACAATGGGCGAACAGTTCACCAAAATGGAGTTGAAGGCACTAGCAAGATTTCTTAGGAAGGTCTACCCAGGCGTCGGGGATCAAGACGAGCTGTGGAACCTGATTGAGAAAACAGAACAACTCACGAAGGGGAAACATGGAACCATCAACCGACGGCGCACAGATCGTAAATGAGGCATACAACCTCATCACCGGTGACCGCCAAAACGACTACGACCATCCGCTAGACGACTACTCGCGTACCGCCGAAATCTTCGGTGCGATAACAGGCCACTATCTCAGCGCCGAAGAAGCAGTCCTGTTCATGGTGTGCGTGAAACTGAGCCGACTGTGGAACGAACTCGAAGCAGGGTTGGATGTGCCGGACAATACGCGTGACGCCATCGGCTACCTCGGCTGCTTGAACATGATTCGTGCCCGCCGAAAGAAAGACGAATCAGACATCGACCGCATCTTCAACAATCTGCGTTACCGTTTCAAGACGGGGGAATCAACGTGGGGCTGATGGATGATTTGCTGTCGGATGTCGTCGCGCCGCGCCGCACCAAGATGACCGAGATACGCGAGAAGTTGGAACCGAAAGACTTGAAAGAGTTCATCGAAGCATTGGAAACCCCGACGATCAGCCAAGCCGCGTTGCGTCGGGCGCTCGCCAAACGCGGCATCCGCATCGGAGTAGGCACCATCAGTGAACTACGCCGCGACCATTTGAGGAACAAACAATGAGCCTGAAAGACGACCTGCAAGCCGACAACGAGGCGTTGGGTAAAGCCGACCTCATCAAAGCGAGACGGGAACGCGACACCGCCACCAAAGAGCTGAGCCGTGTCCGCGAAGAACTTGACGCAGCGAACCGTGCCCTGTCCATCGTGTCCACCGTCGAGGGTGCACGCCTGGACCCGCCGAAATGGATGACCCCAACCAAACCGAAACCATCCGCAGCCACACTGCTGCTGATGCTGTCGGACACCCACTTTGATGAGGTCGTGAACCCCGACGAAGTGGAAGGCTTGAACGCCTACAACCGTGAGATCGCCGTCATGCGGCTGCACAAGTGGGCGACGAACACGGTGAACGTGGCACGCCACTATCTCGCCGGTGTCGAGTATGACGGGGTGGTGATGATGTTGGGTGGCGACATCTTCTCTGGCGACATCCACGAAGAACTTGCGCAGACGAATGAGGACACGATGATTTCGTCGGTGCTGTTCTGGTCTGAGCAGGTGGCCGCCGCAGTCGATGTGCTCGTCTCAGAGTTCGGCAAAGTGCATGTACCTGTAGTCGTGGGTAACCACGGGCGTATGTCGCGTAAGCCGCGGATGAAACTGCGGGCGAAAACGAACTTTGATTGGCTGCTCGGCAAGATGGTGGAGAAGCATTTCGCCAAAGACAAGCGGGTCACGTTCGACATCCCTGAAGGTACGGATGCGCTGGTATCCATCTACGAATGGAACCATCTGCTATCCCACGGCGATCAGGTGTCGGGTGGTGGCGGTATCGGCGGTATCTATCCGCCGATTATGCGGATGCGTGCCAGGAAAGCGCAACGCTATTTGACCACCGGACAGGACTTCTCGACGCTGTGGATCGGGCACTGGCACCAATACCTGCCATCCCCGCACCTCGTCGTCAACGGCAGCCTGAAGGGTTATGACGAGTATGCGTTCATCAACAACTTCCAATACGAGCCACCACAGCAAGCTCTCGCCGTGGTGACTCCGAAGCACAACATCACCTTCCACGCACCAATCTTCGCGGTAGACAGGCGAAAAGAAAAATGGTAGTATGGTGATGTGTCAACCGAGCAGAAACGCAAACAGGGCAGAGAAGCGATGGCAAGATTTCGCGCCAAACTTGATCCAGCCGTCAGGAAACAACTCGCACGGGAAGCATCACGCAAGTGGCGTGAACGCAACAGGGAGAAACATCGCGCATACACGCGGAACTACGAAAAACGGAATCGACAAGATTGCCCTAAGTGTGGCAGCAAAATGCGTCGCACTGCAAAACTATGTGGTCAATGTTCTAGGAAAATCGTTCCGACGCTACGGGCTAAGGGGCGATACGTTGATGGTTCTGGTTACGTTCACGTCAAGGCAAGAACAGGTGAACCTGGTGCCAAGAAAAATGGATTCATCATTGAGCATCGTCGCGTCATGCAGGATGCCATTGGCCGAGGTCTTATGAAATGCGAAAACGTTCATCACAAGAATGGCAATCGAAGCGATAACCGCATTGAGAACCTGGAACTATGGGTTACTATGCAACCAACCGGTCAGCGACCGCAAGACTTATTGAAGTATGCCCACGAAATTATTGCCAGATACGAAAATTGGAAATGGTAGTTATGGGCTGCCCGTGGTCCCTCGTCGCAGTCCACTGGACTGACGCGTTCGACTCCAGCAACGGCTGGATAGACATGAAGGACTACAAACCGAAACCTTGCCACGTCGTATCCGTCGGCTTCCTCTGGCCCGACATCCTCACAGGGTACGTGTCCATCACCGGCTCATACATGCCCGACGAACTCCCCGACATGGATACCGTCGGCATGGTCACCCACATCCCCGTCGGCATGGTCAACAAAATCGTCACCCTCGGAGAACCCAGTTGGGATGATTTGACTTTGTAACACCCCACCGATAAGGTGAAATCCAACAACCAAACAGGAGGAAACCCATGTTGAAACAACTACCCAAACCTGAGCACGGTTCGCAAGCTTGGCTGGAGATGCGTTGGCGTGACGATAACGGATACGCCCGTATCGCGGCGTCGGCGTGCGCAGCAGTCCACGGTCAGCATCCGTTCATCACGGTCGCAGACCTCGCCAACGAACTGCTGTCGGATACCCCGCCGCAACCGAAAGAGCCGAACTCTGCGATGGTGCGCGGCACCACCCTTGAAGCACCGATCCGTGGCTGGGCGTCACAACTGTTGGGTGCAGAACTCACCGAGCCGGAAACCCTCTACTGTTGGGATGAGCCAGGGGTGCGTCTGATTGCGACGATTGACTCGATGACTGCCGACGGCAGGGTGTTTGAGCAGAAGACGACGAACAAGATTTGGCGCGGGGAACTCCCCGACTACTGGTATTGGCAGGGCGTACAGCAAGCCATCTGCACCGGTGTCTCAGAGATCACGTGGGTCATCTTTGACTCCACGCTTGACCTGCATTTCCACATTCAGGGCGTGTCGAGCGACGAGAAGCAAACCCACATTGAGGCGTGCCGCCGATTC